GGTAACGAGGTCGATGGTCGTTCCCAGGTCGTGAGCCGCGATGTGCGCGATTCCGTGCAAGCCGTATTGCCGTCGATGATGCGCGTATTCTTCGGCTCCGAGAAGGTGGTCGAGTTCGTGCCGCGCACCGCTGACGATATGGCGATGAGCGAACAGGCGACCGACTATCTGAATTACGTTGTCAGGCAGGACAACGATGCGATAGCGATTTTCTATAGCGTGTTCAAAGACGCGCTGATGAATAAAGGCGGTTTCGTTAAATGGTGGTGGGACGACTCCATAGAAGTGCATACCCACACCTTTGAAGGACTGGATGAGGGTGCGCTGGGTCTGATCCTGCAAGAAGAAGGCGTCGAAGCCGTATCGGTCGAAGGGCGACCGGCAACTGGCATATCGCCGGAACAGATCCAGCAGATGGAAGCGCAAGGCCAGCCTACCCCGCAAATCTACGATGTCGAGATCAAGCGGTCCCGCAAGCGCAACCAGGTCAAGATCGAAACGATGCCGCCCGAAGAATTCTTCGTGGACGCAGCCGCTACCTCGCTGGACGATGCGATGGTTGTCGGACATCGCACGATGTCCACCGTCTCCGATCTCGTCGCCTTAGGCTACGACCGCGATATGCTGGACGATCACCTGTCCGACGAGTTCGCGTTTGTGGACAGTGACGAATACACGGCGCGTTACTCCAACACCGAGATGCCCGGTCCCGTCTCGGCGGCTGAACGTAGGCGCGTACTGTATACAGAGGCATGGTGCTACATCGACTATGACGGTGACGGGATAGCAGAACTCAGGCGTGTTTGCACGGTCGGCAATAATTACGAGGTCGTGAATAACGAGCCAGCGGATTCGATTCCGTTCGCGATGTTCGCTTGCGATCCCGAACCTCACGTTTTCTTCGGTAGCGATATCGCTGATCTGACGAAGGACATCCAACGCGTGAAAAGCGCGGTGTTGCGTGGGATGCTCGACTCACTCTCGTTTGCGCTGTATCCGAGGACGGGCGTAGTCGAGGGCATGGTCAACATAGACGATGTGCTTAACCCCGAAGTCGGCTCAATCATCAGGATGCGCCAACCCAATATGGTGCAGCAACTCGATGTGCCGTTCCTGGGCAAAGACGCTTTCCCCATGATCGCCTACCTGGACGCGATGAAGGAAGCGCGTACGGGCCAGACAGCAGCATCGCAGGGACTCGACCCCGATGTGCTGCAATCGACCACCAGAGTCGCCGTGACGGCCACGATCAAAGGTGCCGAACAACACTTGGAGATGATGGCGCGGTTGTTCGCGGACAGCTTCAAACGGATGTTCAAGGGCATACTCAAGCTCATTATCACGCATCAAGATCGGGAGCGGATTATTCGGTTGCGCGACGAATGGGTGCCCATTGATCCGCGTGTGTGGGATTCGACTATGGATGTCAGCGTGTCCGTAGGGCTCGGTGTGGGCACCACCGACGAACGGCTCGGTGTGCTGGGCCAAGTGGTGTTACAGCAGAAAGAAGTGCTTGAGAAGCTCGGGCCGAGTAATCCATTGGTCGGGCTGGGTCAGTTCCGTAATACGCTCGCGAAGATGCTCGAGATCAGCGGTTATCCCGACTCCAACCAGTTCTTCAAGCCGTTGCCGCTCGACTATGAGCCGCCGCCTCCGCAGGAGCCGCCGAAGCCGTCACCGGAAGAGATGCTGCTCCAGGCGCAGATGGCCGATATTCAGTCTCGCGCCCAAATCGAACAACAGAAACTCCAGCTTGCGGCGATGAAACAGCAGCAGCTTGATGAGCGCGAAAGCGCCAGAATCGCTGGTGACTTGGCGATCAGAGAATTTCAGGCAGAATCGAAATTCGAGGACGATGTCGATCTTGAGCTTATCAAAGCGAGCCTCAAGGAAGGACTCTAAGTGGATCTGACCAGCGAACAGAAAGGACGCCGCGCCAAGGAAATCCTTGACGATCCAGTGTTTTTGGATGTTATCGACACCACTAGAGAGGGCATCCTCGCCCAGTGGAACCTGACCGATTATGATCAGACCGAGACACGCGAGAACCTTTACCATCAGGGCCGCGCTCTTGACGAGATACTGCGTGGGTTGCGAACATTGGTCGCAGATTGGACTATGGAGAAGTCACGCAATAAAACCAGAAAAGGAAGGAAGTTATGAGCGAAGCCGGTACTAAAGAAGCTGGCCCACGCTCTATGGGCGACATACAGGACACTTTTGCCCAAATGCTCACCGGGGCCGAAGAGCAACCCGAAGAAGATTCTTCATCAGAAGAGCAGCCTTCGACGGATTCTTTGGATGTAGAGCAACAGGATGCCGAGTTAGCCGATGACTCGGTTGTGGATGAGCAGCACGATGACGAACTGGACGACGAACAACTCGACAGCGAATCTCAGAAGTTTACCGTCACAGTTGACGGTAAGCCCGAAGAGGTGCCGCTGGACGAACTCATCGCCGGATACCATCGCTACGCTACATACACGAAAAAGAGCCAGGAACTCGCACAGCAACGAGATGGTTTCGGTGAGGAGCAACAGGCTCTACGGCAGACGTACCAGCAATATCAACAGGTACTGAGCCAACTCCACCAGCAGATGCAAGCCGCTAACCAGCCGGCGAATCTGGATTGGGACGCTCTTGAACGAGAGAATCCGGTCCAGTGGCTGAAGCTCAAGGAACTCGAGCGACAGAAGACCGGCGAGATACAGGCGGTGCAAGCCGAACAGATGCGTATGCAACAACTTCTTGCCAGTGAAAACGACAAGAAACTGCAAGACCATCTGGTGGTCGAGCATGGTCTGGTGTTGGAGAAAATCCCTGAGTGGGCCGATAGCGATCTACAAGCCACCGAACAGCGTAAGCTGGTCGAGTTCGGTAAGGCGATTGGGTTCAGCGACGAAGAACTCAACACGCTTTACGATCACAGGGCATTGGTCGTGTTACGCGATGCGATGCGCTACAACGAACTCACGAACGGCGACAAGATCACAGCGGCCAAATCAAAAATCGGCAGCGCCAAAGGCGGTAACAAGGAAACATCACGCCGGGTGCGTTCCCGTCAGGCGAAAGCGAAGAGGGCACAGTTAAAAAAGACCGGGAAGGTCGATGACGCTGCGGCTTTGTTCGCTGATATTTTGACGGAATAACCGGAGACAAACGATGGCGGTAATTACCGACACGTTTTTGACCTATGACGCGAAAGGCATTCGGGAGGATCTCAGTAATCTGATTTCTGATATCAGCCCGACTACGACACCTTTCCAGAGCAATATCGGGTCGAGAGACGCAGAGAACACCTACTTTGAGTGGCAGACAGACAGCCTCGCTACGGCCAGCGCAACGCCCGTAGTCGAAGGTCAGGATCTGTCGGCATTCACGGCAGTCACTCCAACCGTTCGCCTTGGCAATTATTGCCAGATCAACATGGTGGACTTCATCATCAGTGGCACCGAACAGCGCGTGGACAAGGCTGGCCGTGCGTCTGAGATTGGTTACCAGGCAGCGAAAGCTGCGAAGGAACTCAAGCGCAACGTCGAAGTTGCTTGCTTGCTGAACGGTGTCGGTGCGGTTGTCGGCGCGACAGCGACAGCCCGCGTCACCGCTGGGTTCCCTTGTTGGCTGAAGACGAACGAAACTTCCACGAACGTGACGGCACCTAGCTACTCGGGTTCAACCCCGACAGGTGCGGCACAGGTGTGGAAGGCTTTCGGGACGCCTACGGCGTTTACGGAAGCGATGCTCAAGACCACGATGCAGGAATGCTACGAGAGTGGTGGCGAGCCGTCGATGCTCATGGTTGGTCCTTTCAACAAGACGCAGGTGTCAGGTTTCAGTGGCATCGCGTCGAGCCGGTACAACGTGGACGGCGCAGAGCCGTCAGTGATTATCGGGGCCGCAGACATTTATGTCAGCGACTTCGGGAATCTGTCTGTTGTGCCGAACCGTTTCTTCACATCAGTGATCGATGCTGGTGCTGGTTCGCTAATGAATAACTGGGCGTTCTTGATCGACCCAGACGAGGTGAAAGTCGCGAATCTGCGGCCTTACACCATCGAGACATTGGCGAAGACGGGTGACGCCGATAAGCGGATGATACTGAGAGAGTGGGGACTTCAAGTGAATAACGAGAAGGCCCACGGTGT